AACCATACTTTGAGGTGTGGTGCTCAAAACAAGTGCATTACTCAACCCTCCAAAAAATTGGTGTTGGTCATCACGTGATAAGACTGTTGTGACGTTATTTGTGGATGTTGGTTGATTTAATGAGCCCACAAACTTCATGCCACCATTGAGTAATGCCACTTGCGAACCAATCACTGGCAAGATCTCTATCTTCTCTGCTATAGGTTGCACAGCCTTGGCTATGTCTTGGAGAGTATTGAGACCACTGCGTATCGATTGTTCACGCATCATCTGTGCTCGGAACTCACTAGTTGCCCCTATCTGTAGATATCCTGCTACTTCGGGATCCACAAATTTTGCATAACACGTAATGTTTATGCTTGGATTTGCAGTGGAACCAAGTGCTCTTAGAGGACTCAAGACCATAAATCTCATATTGCAAAACAGATCAGGATATGACACAACAGGGTAGTTAATCATGTCCCAATACAGAGTTGGCAACATATATGGTATCTCAAACTCTATAGAATTTCCTGCTGTGGCGCTTAATATCTGGCATGGATTAGCACTCACAACATACAGTGAATTAGTATTCTTGAGTTTACAGCTCAATGCATTCATTGGAGCCCAGTACACCAACAATTGACCATGATGAAATGCAGTTGTGTTCAAAACACACTTGATATATAGTTTTGATCGCATGTAACGATATGTTGACAACGTTTGAGAATTAATGGTTATGTTGGTCAACAACTTGGGAAATTGACATGAGTCTATTTCAGTGTGTGCAGGGGCAGTTGAAGCCCAAGTGAACTCATGGACCTTGTGTAATCTAGACAAGATGGGACCAACTGGTACATCCTGGAATGGATTGGCTGGAAGATATGCCAATTTAACTTCCTTATTAACCTCCGCTGGTGTAGCGTCTTCAAAAGTTGTCAATCCATCCTTTTCCGTGGTTGTTGCCTCAACTGGTTCTCTTGAACTTTGGGCATAAAACTTAGATTCAAACACCCTTTCTGTATAACGTATTGGCGAGAAACGTTTGGACTGGGCAACAAATAACGTGTTTCCAAATTCTTCCACCTCAGAACTTTGAGCAATGAAACCACCACCTAAGAATTGTGCAAGCAAACCTTCCCATGAAGGCACTGACATGTGATCACACTTTGCCATTTTAAGCAGTGTATTGAAATCTTTCTTGAACACTGCAAACTCTTCTGGTCCATAATGAAACATTTCTCTTGCTGCTGCTTCACAATTACGTGTTGTGTTTAGGCGAGGGTCTTGTCCATTATCCTTAATCCACAGGGGCATATCATAAATGACGTCTGGATCAAGGGGGGCATAGACTAGGCCCCCACTTGGTTTCCAACTGCGTTTGAGAAAAGTCACATCACTCATATGCAACCACGGAACCTGGTCACTAATCTCAGTCTTGTCAGCCATTGTGTATTTCATACCTAGCATTGACATATATTGAGCCTTCTTAGTGAATGTGTACCACTCATTGGCGGTATTCTCAACATGATCATCACCAAAAAACGTCACAGCAAATTCGCGAAAGTAATCTTCGGGACAATACTCACCATGAACTCCGGGTTTGCTTTCATCCTGTGCACACAACACAGCTGATGAACAATGCGCAATAGCATTGTAAATTATGTTATAGGCTGTGGTCATAAGTTGGCCACTTGGGTTTATTCCACTCTCATCAACCTGATAAATTAGATTGGCAGCAATATGCTCAGGTCTATAAACAACATCCCAAAGAAAATCATGAGCAACAAAATCATCGTCATCCCAATCACTGTGTGCTCTAAACCATGGCTCAATGATACGTGTTTTGATCTGCTGGTTGATGTAAGCACGAAGGCTTGCATCAAAATCAGCAAAATCTCCAGGCAAGCATTTTGTGTTCTCTAAGCCAAATCTTGTCAATCTTTCATACAACATTTTCCATTGTTGACTATTGGGGTTAATTCCCATCGCACTAAAAGAACCAGTGGGATCACTCATCATCATTTCAATGAACGGTTGATAAAGCTCGCGCATAACGAGCAGTAATTCAGTTGGACCTGCGGAGAACAAACGTGTTTTCCCAGCATTGACTTTATCATGCTTTCTTCTCTCATCCTTCAAGCAATCCTGAAATATAATCCGCGCTCTTTTTCTTTTTTCCTCAATAGTTAAAACACGATTCTT